AGACGTTCCTTAACAGCGTTGGTCTTCTTGACCATTTCTGGATCATTAGCGATCTCTTCTACCTTGACTGCCTCTGATAGAGACTGCTTTAGTCTGCCGAGTTCTCTGTTGAGGTAAATCTTGGTCTCAAGTTCGTCGTGAGAGAAAGAAGAAATGTAGTGGTTGAGTAGTTCTTTTTGTTCTCGGAGCAAAGAGCCATTGTATTTCTCATTGAACTTCTTGGTGAAAGTCACGAATGTAAGTGAGTCAAGTGGCTCAAGGTTCTGCTCTTGTAGCTTGCCTACCATTCCTTCAAGGATCTTTGACTCAAGCATTACCTTCTGCTTTGGTGAGTCGGTGTTGAACATTTTCGCGATAGTTGCGAGAGACTTGTAGTTTGGAACAAAGTTGTTGAAAGTAGCAGGAGTTAGTTCTTTGTTGATGTCGTTAATGACTTCGGTCTGCTGCTTGAAAAGACCATCGGGATCGATAAGGCGTTTTGCCGCCATTACTGCTTCAAGAATCTTTTGACTTGTGTTCTCGTCAAGATCTTGGTTTTCGTAAAGTGAGCGATAGCATTCAAGGTCTTTCTTTAGAAGAGAGTCACCTGTAAAGTGTTTGCGAACGATAGAGACAACTTTTGCTTTCCGTTCCTGATCGCCCTTGATAATTGCGGTTGTTGCTTCACGGGCGAGGGCTTCAAAAACGAAGGCTGTGTTCCTCTTCTTATTGTGTTTATTCTTCATTGTTGGTCTCCGTAACCTTGTTCTCCAAAGATTCAATTAGCATCTTGACTGAGTTGTTTACTTCAAGAAGAGAAGTCTCCTCTTCCTGTTCTCTGAGGTAAATAGGGTCTTGCTCCTCATAAATGCCTCTGGCTAGTGATCTTAGTTCTGGAGCACCAAGATTGTTAGTTCTGTAGGTGTTCATTTCGGGTGTTGAAACGCTGCTGTAGTTTCTTGTTCTAGCGCCGTCTGGGATCTTATTGACGGCTACCTTTTGGTACTTGGCACCCTTCCAGTTTGACTTAGTGTAAACGTTTCCTTTTCTCGCGCGCTTGCCGAGTGAGGGCGCTAGACGCGGTGAGTTACGAGAACCGGGAGGTGCTGCTAGGAGCGCGGACTCTTCGCCGCCTCCTGCTTCTTCACCACCACCTTCGTCGCCGCCTAGATCAAGACCGCCACCTTCGTCACCTCCACCGAGGTCTAAGCCGCCGCCTTCGTCACCACCGCCGAGGTCAAGACCACCTCCGCCTTCTCCACCGCCGCCGCCTGCGGCTGCTTCGGCAACGCCCTCAAGGGCTGTGTCGTGCTTGCGGTCGTAAAACATTTCGCGCTGGTTGCGTAGGAACTCTTCGTGAGACATTCCGAAAATGTTGTCGGCAACCCAGCGACGTGAGAAATAACCCTCTGTTGCTGCGGCGGCAATATCAAACTTGGTCTTCCAGTGCTCTAGTTCCTGTAGTTCCGCAATCTTGCTTGGGTTGTTGAGAGCGAGTTTGAAGTTCATAAGATCTTCGCCTCTGTAACCAAGTGTGTAAAGGTGGATAATTCCAACCTTCTCTAGTTCGTGGATAACAGAACGCTGTAAGCGCTGAATGGTGCGAGCAAAACGAATGTCCTTGGTCGCTAGTGTGGTTTTATCTTCCTGTGCTCCCTCGCCCATTGTGAGATAAGCCTGCGGGATTTTGATAGCGGAGAACATTTTGTCGCGGAGATACTTGATGTCGTCAATCTGTGTTGTGTTCTGACCACCAGCAATGTTTTGAATATCGGTTACAGAACCAGCACGGACAGGAATGTAGTAGTCTTCTTCAATTGATAGCGGGTTGTAACGAAGATCAATGCGACCTGTGTCTTTATCAACAATTGTATGTCTCTTCAACTGGGACACGATCTTCTGCATGTATTGCTCGACTTCTTGTGGAGGAATAGCACCAACGTCAATCTTGAACACCTTGCGCTCGGAAGAGCGAACAATGCGGTAAGCCATCATGGCATCTTCCATGAGAGTTAGCTGACGCCAGATACGACGGGCAGGCTCTAGCACAGAAGTGCCGTATGGCGAATACTTGTCATTACCAAGAATACGGAAGTGGGCAACCTGCCAATTCTCGAAGGTCATTCCTGCCGAGTTCCATTGATATTGAACGTAATTGGGGTTTGTGGCATCAAGCCCTTCTAGTCTCTCGACTTCTTGTAGTGGAAGAGCGATTGTGGATTTAACTCCAATTTCGTCGTCAATATCAAGATAGAGAATGAAGTCGCCATACTTACACATTGTGCGACACCAGCCAAAGAGGTTGTGCTCTACGTTCATAATGTTGTGGTAAAGAATGTTTAGAACGGCTTTGATTTCATCGTTGCGGCACTTGACGTTTAGCATGGGAGAAAGAGCAGAGAATGTAGTCATTTCGTCTGCGTAGATATCAAGAGCAGAAGCCAACTCAGGCATATACTCCATTTGGTCAAAATCGATGTAGCGTTCTGAACGTCGCTGGTTTGCGATAGCATTTGCTGCAATTGTGTCTAACGGGTTGTAGGACTGCTTCTTGAACTGCTGTCCTGACGCAGACTTGAATCTTGTAGAATACTTATCAAGGTGCTGCCTGCGAATCTTACGACCAGATTCGGAGCGATAGTTAATGATAGGACCAGAGAACAATCGAGTAAGAGACCTGAATAATTGGGAATCTCTATTAGCTGGGTTTTTACCTTGTTTTGGGTTTCGGGGTGCCATTTATTTTCTCACTTAATTATCCACATATATTGGGAGTATAGATTTTTTGCTTCGTTCATTTTACTTGTATTATCTTCGCCTGTGTAGCCAATTTGTCCTTTTATCTGCGTGTTCAAGGTTGTTCTCGAAGTCATAATAGCGTCTACAAATGCCTTTTGGTAGTTGAGGTCTCGGGCGTTTGATTGAAGGGCAGTGTCCCTAACCCAGCAACAAATCGCAAGAGCCATTACCAAGTCGTCATTGTAACCCCTCATGGCTTGTGGCTTCCCGTTGTACCAAATGAAAGTTCGGAACTCGTTTGCTAAACGCGAAGAATACGTCTTAACTAGTTTGTTTCTCATAAACTCTTCTAACTTGGCTACGATGAGAGGTCTGGTCTTACTTGTGGTTGAGAAGCCAGCGATTGCTCCCGACTTGTGTTCGCCAAGATGTTGATCGATGTATTCGTGTGTAGACTTGATAGAGTAATAGAGATTGGGGTAGCCGTACTCTACCAATTTATCTATGACGGTATAACCAATAGAGTTGTTTTCTACGACGAGCATAGCGTTGCCAAACTCTCTGCCAACTTGGTTAAGCATGTTAGCATAGAGATCGGGCGTTGGCTTGCCCATGTACTCTCCGATGATCTCCATCGTTTCAAGTTTCAGAATATGGAATGTGGAACTATCAGCACCGTCGCCTCTTGCAACGTCTGCGGACATGAGATAGTTGCAACTTGGGTCGTACTCTTCCCATAGCCAGAAGTTTCTATCAAAGCCTGTCTTGTGTTTTGGGTCTTTAATGTTGGACATGATCCATTCCATGTTCTCTGGATCAATAACAGTTTCACCGGACGTGTTGAAGTTACACTCCAACTCCTGAGCGATCTGTCTTCTGGACATGTTCTTGGTTTCTTTCTTGAACCATTCTTCATCTCTGTCTGGGTGGACCCACCACATAAGCGTCGTGAGATTGAAATTATTATCATTGGTCTCAGCACCTACGCAGGTTTTGTGGAACCAGTTACCGACACCGTTTGGTGTGGAGATCGCAATGCAGCGACCACCAGTTGATAGTGTCGGATAGAGACCGGTCCATAGTTCTTCTAGACCTTCAATGTGGGCAGCCTCGTCAAGAACGAGAAGAGATAGCGCCTCAGAACGACCAGCGTCGCCAGAGGTAGAAGCAGCCTTGATAGAAGAACCATTGGACAACTCGAAGGACGTGCGATTGTCGGTTGTAATGTTTGCGATCCTGATCCAGTCAGGAAGGTTCTTCATAATGTTTTTGACTTTTCGGACCAAGTTGCCTGCTGTCTCAAACTTGGTCGCCATAACAAGAATGGTCTTGTCGCGGTGGAACAACATCATCCAAACAATGTAGCCAGCGGTAATCGTTGAGATTCCTAACTGACGACCCTTGTTGATAATGTTGAAGCGATAGTCGTTAAAGTCGTCTAGTAGTTGATCCTGATAATCAAATGTTTTAAACAACATAAGCCCGTGCATCGGGTGAGAGATACGAGCATAGTTTTTTAGAAAGTAAGAAGGGTCTTTACCACACTTAACGACTTCTTTCAGTATTTGCTGTTTCGTTAACTTTGGCATTCATCTTTCTTTATTCTTTTTTGCCAGAGTTCGCGGGTCTCTTGTCGTTAGGGGCGCGCTTACCATAACCACCCTGCTTCATGAAGGATTCCCAGCCAGCAGCTAGTTTGTCCTCTGTGGCTTCGCCAACAACAGCAACCTCTTCCATGCCGCCAATCTTGTAGGTCATGCAAGCAGTAACCCAAGAACGAACGCGGGATGAGTTCTCGACGCGAATGTCGATCTCGCCTTCTTTGGTAAGAGACACAGAGCCAGCGCCTAGTTTGCGTGCTTCTTTCTTTAGGAACTTGATGATCTCGTTCATCTGTGATTCAACATCTGACTCGAAGCCATTAGCATAGACTTCCTTGAGTTGGACCTCTGACTGGTAAGAAAGGGTCATCATGTTGCCGTGGAACTTGACACCGAAGCCGTCCATAACGCGCTTATCAATAAGAGGGTTGCCCTCTTCTCTCTTAAGTCCTGCCTTGATTGCTTCGCCGTCTGCGTCGTGCGCTCCGTCGTAAGCGTTTGCTGCGGCTTGTGATAGAGCCTGAACGATTTCGTAAACTGTTGCCATTATTCCATTCCTTTGTTGTGCTTGCCATCTAAATAGTGATAGACTTTACCTAAATAGTCAGCAGCAAGAGTAATTTTTGCTTGAACCCAGCCGGGTAGGTCAGAGTATTGTGAAGCGAGTTGAGAGACCTTGGGGGCATATTCTTCTAGTTTGTGAAGGTCTGATAGAGCCATATGGACTTCGTGGTCATCATCCTCTATGCCGCCGGGCATCATCTGCTGTTCGTAGCCTTCTTTGACCATTCTTTTTTGAATTAATTTCATAGCTCTTTCAAGAAAGGTTCTGTGCTGCAATAGGTCAACGCCTTCGGTCGCTGCAATATCGGCAATAAACTTTTCTAACTGATCTACAATCTTCTGCTCTTGTGCTGTGAACTCACCACTTGCATCTTTGATTCTCTCTCTTGAAGTCTTGAGTCTCTGCGTAGAAGACATAGAGCCTGTCTTTAACTTTGTGGCGTTCTTGTCGCCAACGTCTGCCTGTTGCTCTTCTGCTTCTTTGAGAACTTCTCTGATTAGTTCTCTTAATTCACTAGCCTTCATCTGGTCTCCATCCTTCTTTCCAGCGTTCTTCTCTTCCCTCAACCCACTTAATGTAACACTTGTAGCAGCATTCAAACTTTACAAGCGAGACATCATCTCTGGCTGAGTGTGAGAACGAACCACAAACAGGGCACCCTGTCTTGGATTCTCTATTAAGTAGTTTTCTTGAAACCTTTATCCCATTTAGTTCTACTTTATCGTTGGCTTCGTCGTTTTTCTTTTGTTTCTTGTAGAGTTCTCGCATCTGTTCCAGATAGACTTTCTCTTTGTTCTCGTCCCAATCTGCCTTGGGATTCTGGATTGCTTCGTCGCCATATCTCTGTGCGATAGCCTGCTCTACCTTAACGATGTAATCTGGGTCTTTACTCATTTTACGATAATAAAACCTTTTCTTTTGAATTCTGGGTCGCTAATGAAATTGGGGTGTTTAGTCCCTTCTTCGTCCCACACTGGGATTATAGCATTTATGTCGCTGTTTGTAAAATCTGGATTATGACGAAGATGAACTTCTATTGGGTTTCCGTCTATAAACTCAACATTTATAAATTCATAGTTCTCGGCAAGTTGAGAGAAAATTTTTGGAAGAGAGATTCGATCTTCCACCCTCTTCCATAACGAAAATTTATAGAGTTCATCGCGTTCATCTCTAAACCCCTCTACTGCGAGGGTTTGTTCTCCAAATCTGTAATCTATTGATAGATGGCGACCTTTGAAGATCTCACACCAAAAATAGCCAACAGGAACCACGTCGTCAGACCAGTCTTCTATGAAAACAAAACTAGCACCTCGCCCCATTCCCATTAGATTCAAACAAGGTCTTACCACATAGTAATCTGGTTTTGGGACTTCTATGCCCGTTGGTCCACATAGATATCCAAGTCTTCTTGATAATTCTAGTTTATTGAAGACCCACCTATCACTTGCTTTGCAATTTTCCCAAGCGTCTAGATCGTCTTCAAAACTCTTCATTGAGTCGCTTGATCTATTCCGTAGTAGGTAGCACCACCGGCTGCTATTCCAATCGCAAACCACATCCACTTGTAGGCTGGTGATTGCTTCTTGATAATCTTTTGTAGTTCGTCAATCTCGGTGTCTTTTTCGATCACCATTGTCGTGTGCTTCTGGTTGAGAGCATTGTAACGAATCTTTTCTTTTTCTAGCTCTAGGGTAAACTCGCTTTCTTTTTTCTCGATCGTTCTTGTCCATTCAATCTCGCACTCTTGCTTGAGCCTGTCTGGTGTTACGAGGATTTCTGATAAAGCATCAGGGTTGAATACGACTCCCTCTATTGGAGAACGCTCGCCCTGATCTACAAAAGTAAATTCAGAACCGGCGAAGGCTAGTGTAGTAAATAATAAAATACTAGGGAACATAAGTAAATCCGTAAGTGTTTTCGATTTGAAGGCGAAGTTTGTCTTTATCTTTTCTGTAATCTCTTACTATACCTTTCTTGCGCTTGTCAATCTCTTTTGACAAATCTATCAAAGCGTCTTGGTAGCGCATTTCAAGTTGCTCGTTTCTAATTCTGAATTCTTCGAGCGCCTTATCTCGTTGTTTTAGTTCTTCTTCGTGAATCTGTTGCAATTCGGTTATCTGTGTCTTTAGAGAATCTTGGGAGATCTCCTGCGCTTTGATAATGTTATGAACGTCGTAGCGTCCTTTCGCAAACACAACAAGAACGAGGAAGATAAGTGCTATCTCCCTCCAGTTCTTAAGACAAAATGCTAGGATTTTCTCTTTCACTCAAGTCCCTTGAGTTTTACAATAGCGTCAATCACAGACTGACCACCGAGATAAAGACCTGAGATAATAACCCAGTCGCCTGATTCTAGACCGCCCCATAGCATTAGACTTGTGGCGGCAATCCACACAAGTAACTTGCGTGACGTAATCTTTTCTACGCCTTTATCAAGCAGGGCTTGTTTGGTTTCTTCGCTCATCATTTAGCACCCATTTTGGTGAGTTGCTCGTAGATCATTCCGATGAGAACCGGAAGAGACATTGTGCCAATAAGGGGAGCCATTTGAGCCATAGCCTGCATGAAGATTCTTATGTTTTCTTCATTAACGTTAGCGAGTTCTGGAGACTCCATCATCATGTCCGCCTCGAATTCGCTAAAATCATAATCGTCATCATAATCGTCTGCTGCTATCATTCTTTCAAGCGCATCCATGTCGGGTGGGCTAAAGCCAGCCTGTTCTAGCATTCCCATTCCCATTGAAGCCATATTCAATGGATCGCTGCTAGCTCCTGCTGTTACAAGGTAGTTGGAGAGCATGGAAATAGCATGATCTACTTCGGTTGTAACCATGCGCTCCATTTCTTGGGCGACCTGATCCATAGCGCCGCCCTGTTCCATTCCTGCTGGGACTGCATCGTCGTCGCGTGGATCGTCCATCATAGTAAGACCATCCATCTCGGACATGATTTCTTCCTTGATTAGATCAAGTAATGCTGACTTTTTGATTTTCATAGTTTTATTTTCCTCTTTGTGCCTTTGAGATCTCAATGGCTGCTAGTTGTTTTTTGGCGTCCTCTTTG